GGATCGATAAACACTATATTCATACTATTCGCAACTACAACAACAACTTGATTCTTACGGGCGGCACTGCACTGAACGTTCTGGCTAATGAAAGAATCAAGCGAGCGTTTCCTGACATCAACGTCTATGTTCCACCTAACTGTGGCGACAGTGGTCAAAGTTTTGGTGCTATGATGTGGCATCTGACCGAAGAAGAAATCTTTCAAGAGAAAGTTCGATGCGAGTTTATGGGTCCTACTCTGTGGGACTACAAGCAAATTCCTTTGTACATTAAGAAGAGAGGTGCCACACAGATCACTGTATCTGACATTGCACAATTGCTCAGAGAGCAAAAGATTATTGGCATCTGTCAGGGCAACATGGAGTGTGGACCTCGCGCATTAGGCAATCGTTCTATTTTATGTGATGCGTCAAATCTACATGCAAAAGATATTCTGAATGCGAAGGTCAAGTTTAGAGAATGGTTCAGACCATTCGCTCCTGTCTGCAAGAAAGAAGACGCACACAAATATTTCTATTCACCTACTTTCGATAATATGGAAATGATGCAGTTTATTGCAGATGTGAAGCCAGAATATCGAAAAGAATTTCCTGCAATTACACACATTGATAATACAGCCAGACTACAAGTAGTCACGCCTGAATTCAACGAACCACTATATAATATCTTAAATGCGTTCGATGGAGTTTTGATCAACACGTCATTCAATGTTCAAGGCAAGCCCATACTAAATAGTATGAAAGAGGCAATGAACGTACTTGACAATACAGGACTCGATCACGTGGTTGTTGAATATGAAGGTGACTACTGGCTGTTTTAATGTGGTATTATAGAAATCTAGAATACAATCCAAGTGAAGATGACCTGCAAGAATATGTGGGCTTTGTCTATCGAATCACTGAACGTGATACCGATAAGAAGTATATCGGTAAAAAGTTTTTCTGGGCAACAAGAAAGTTGCCACCTCTGAAAGGTCAGAAACGAAAGCGCACTAAGCGTACGATTTCAGACTGGCAAAATTACTTCGGCAGTTCCGAAGAACTCAAGCAACTTGTAGAAAAGAAAGGTCACGATGCTTACCACCGAGAAATACTTCGGCTGTGTAAGACTAAGGGCGAATGTTCTTACTACGAAGCCAAGCTACAGTTCGAATACGATGTATTGCTTCGTGACGATTATTACAATGAGTTTATAGGTTGTAAAATTCACTCAAAACACTTGAAGAGAGACGATGGGCAATATAGCGGCGGCACACTGGGGTCATGATTCCGCAATTTGTTTTTATAAGGCTGACACTCAAACATTTCACACAGTTGAAATGGAAAAGCTGTCAGGCATAAAGCATTTTCGTGGTCACGGTAGACACGATCAAACAGTTTACTGGCTAAAAAAAGTTTTAAAGGTTGTTGAAGAAGAGTTTGGTATCGAAAATGATTTCGATACATTTATCATAGGCTCTGATTGGCAATATCTCGATGCTGATACCTGGGCAGAAAATGATCAGATTGATTCTGGACTAAAGGTTCATCCCAAACACGTTAGAGAAGTCTTTAATGTAAAGGAATTTAAAGTTGCTTATAGACATCATGCAGGACACGCATGGTGCGGAATAGCACAGTCACAGTGGGCTAATGAAAAGTGCGCCGTGTTTACGCACGATGCTGGTGGTGATGATGGTCACACCTTTCTTTGGAAATACTCGCCTACCAATAATATATTAGTATCAAAACAAACCCCGCAGTGGCAGATACCTGAACATAGAACATTTTTCGGTCGATACTATACAGCCTCTTCGTGTCACGGTGTACATGCGATTGCCTCTAAAACAGAGCAGTCTTTAGATATTGCAGGTAAAGTAATGGGCGCGGCGGCTTATGGTGATAAAAGGTCTCCATGGTACATCGTTGGTCAAAGACTTTACAAAGAGGATCCTGAGACCGTCGAATGGATCAACCCAATGGCAAGATTCTTCAAGAGTTGGTATTTAATGACCCAAGAAGGATTAGAGAAAATGGGAATTCGTGGCTACAAGAGTGGAAAAGAATATCTCAATAAAGTCTTTGCAGAAACGCCTGAGTGCTTTAATCCATATGAATCGTGGACATCACCGATCGGTTTAACATGGGAAGAGCAAACCGACGTTGCACTAGGAATTCAAACACAGCACGAAAACGAAGTTCTGAACTTTCTCAAAAAGAATCGTGAATTTATTCGGCAGTGCGATGACAAACTGATTGTGTCTGGTGGCTGTGCACTGAATGTTCTAGTAAACAAGAGAATACAAGAAGAGCTAGGACTTGAAGTCTTTGTACCTCCGAACGTTCATGATTGCGGTCTGCCGTTTGGATTTCTTGTCCAGCATCTCGCAGAAATTGGCATCGATGCGTGGAAAGGAGTAGATATTACATACTCTGGATCAAGGCTTCATGACAGGCACGAACTCGACACATACAAAGAAAAATATCACCATGAAGAGATTACTATTTCAGACTTGGCAAAAATTCTAAAGAACGATGACATTATTGGCTTCATACAAGGTGGTGGTGAAGTAGGCGCTAGGGCTTTAGGAAATCGCTCTATCATCTGTGATCCAAAAGGTCATGACAAGAAAGACAAAGTGAATATCGTAAAGAAACGAGAGCCGTATCGCCCGTTTGCTCCTATGTGCCGCAAAGAAGATGCTGAAAAATATTTTGAGGCTAGTGACTACAACAACTTAGCCTTCATGAATTTTGCTGTGATGACTCGACCAGAATATACAGAACAACTAGCGGCTGTAACTCATGCAGACGGAACAGCCCGATTGCAAACGGTGACACGAGAGCAGAACAAGTTCATACATGATCTGTTAACAGAGTTTGACGGTGTTTTATTGAACACATCTTTTAATGTCCAAGGCAAGCCAATACTAAATACATTAGAAGAAGCATTTACTGTGCTAGACAGGACAGCCTTAGACGGTGTGGCATACTTAGATGATGATGAAAAACTATGGCTGTTCACGTCTAAAAAAACATAAATAACTTAATAACTCAATCGATGTGGTAGCTCATGCTCAAGTTTTCTAATTTCATTCAACAACTCGACGAAGGCGTCAACGATCCCGCAATCTTCAAAGCTATCTTTCTCGCGGGTGGTCCTGGCTCTGGTAAGTCATTTATCGTAGGCAAGACTGGTCTGACTTCTATGGGATACAGAGTTGTAAACTCTGACGATGCATTTGAAGCGGCTATGAAGAAAGCTGGCATGGAGATGAGTCCTGACAATATCTTTTCTGTCAAGGGTCAAGAACTGCGCGGTAAAGCAAAGCGTCTTACATCAACAAGACAGGCTGGTTACATCAAAGGTCGTCTTGGTCTTGTAATTGACGGCACTGGTAAAGATCCAGACAAGATCGCTACACAAGCACAGAAACTCAAAGCACTTGGCTATGACACGGCGATGATCTTTGTCAACACTGATATGGACACAGCACTTGAGCGGAATCGTCAACGCGAGCGGTCACTGCCAGACAAAGAAGTAGAAGAGTACTGGAAAGCTGTCCAACGCAATGTGGGCAAGTTTCAACGTATGTTCGGTAAGCCAAACTTTCTTGTAGTAGACAACTCAAAGGGTAAAAACTACGAGAAAGAAACGCTACGCGCTTATCGTGACGCAACTAAGTTCACTCAAAAGCCTGTGGAGAATGCCAAGGCGAAGAAGTGGATCGAAGACGAAAAGGCAAAAGCAAGAAGAACTTGACAAAACCGATTTAAACGTGTACAATAAATCTGTGCGCGTCCGGGTAAGAATATACTATATAAGGTGAATTATTATGGCAGTTTCTACCAAGAGAATGGAAGTATTTGAGATACTTGAAAGATTCGAAAAAGCTAAGAACAAGCAAGAGCGAGTAAAAGTATTGAAAGAAAATGAAATCATGCCTCTACTGGATGTATTAAGAGGCACATTCGATGAAGCTATTCAATGGAATCTTCCTGGTGGTACGCCTCCGTACACTCCTAGCTCTGAAGAGTCGCCTCCGTCGTCTCTACTCAGACAGCATCTTCAATTTAAATATTTCGTAAAAGGTTTGCGCGAAAGTAGCAAGCTTAACCCTATTCGTCGCGAGCGTATGTTTATTGACATGCTCGAGGCGGTACACCCACGAGACGCAGAAATTCTCGTCTCAATGATCAACAAAAAAAGCCCCGTGAAAGGATTAACTAAAACTGTAGTCAAGGAGGCATTTCCAGAGTTAATCTCAGCATGATCATGATCCAAGTAAACTAAAAAAAGGAACATTGCCTATGGTAGAATCCAATCAAATTGAACGCTTGAGGAAAGACTCAAGAGAACTTGGACATTACATTCATAAATTGCAAAAAAGAGGTAAGACAGATATTGCCTACAAGATGGCTAAGAAACAATCGTTTCTAGAAGCCGCAATATCACAAGTCGAAACTCGCTTAAGGGGGTGATCCTTATCTAAGGTGAGCCTCGGCAACGGGGCTCATCACTTTAGATTGGACTACTAGGAAAAACATATGCCGCTGTACACAATGAAGAACACAACCACCGGAGAAGTTAAAGACATGATGATGTCTATCTCTGCGATGGAAGAACTAAGAGCAACTGGTGAATGGACACAGATCATCGGTGCGCCCAATCTTGTTACGCATACAGGTAACATGATCAACAAAACGTCTGACGATTGGAAAAGTCATCTGAAGAATATCAAAAAAGCCTCAGGTAATCGTGTCGAAAATTCGATAAAAGTATGATGACAAATAAACAGCGGAACGAGTCGATGCACATTCGAATCGACGATCTC